CGCTGCTCCTGCTAAAGTTGAGAGTGTAAATGTCAAGTCTGTGGTTGCACAGATGGTAGCAGAAGCACTGGAACAGCAGGAAAAAGGCAAACATCGTAACCGGAAGGTCAAGCGCCAGCAATTTTATCTTGGACCAGACTTCCATGCGGAGTTTGGGGACAAGGTGCGATTCCGTTTTCGAGACGGACATGAGCAGTTTATTACGCACGATGATGGCTTTAATGCAAAAGTTAAGCGTGCGGTTGAACTACATGGAGTTGGTGATTGGGACTATCAGCGGGATGGCAAACAGACCCGTGGTTTCTTGTCCTGGCAGGATGAGGATCTGGACGATGTTGTTTCGGTCTCATCGTTAGGTTCGGTTGGCAGAGATGATGTTGAACCGGCTAAGATGAGATCGGATCGGCGAAAAACTAATAAGTTAGTTAGTGGAGATTGGGAAGACGAGAAGAAGTCGACAGTGAAAGCTGCGATAGCTCGTGGCCCGATACATGCTGACTCTGTGTTATTGACGTGTCCTACATGCAATAATAGTCCGTGTAAGTGTGTGAAGTTGGAAGTTGCAGTTGGAAAGCCACCAATGAAACGTCCTACTGTCGCCTATCTTGATTATAAGGGCAGCGAAGTATGTGGAACTTTTGTGGGTGGTAAACTTGTGACGGTCCAACACTTATTCGGTGATGAGAAAAAAATTGATGTAGGAAAACTGTCTGTGACTGTGGATGGTAAGAATTGGAAGCCTGCCAGTGTTGTGACGGCTGAACAAGTTGGCGTTTCTGCAGATTTAGCAGCTATAACAGGATCACCAATGCCAGTGAGTGCATTGATTGATGAAAATCCAGTTGTAGGTATGCCAGTTCAAATGTTGCGAGAGGGGCAGATTCAATCTGGAGTCCTAGCAGGAGTTAGTGAGGACACTATAACTTATAAGTGGGACACGCGTGCCGGTGATTGTGGCTTACCGGTGGTCTCAAATTCTGGAGTTGTAGGTCTACACTTTTGTGGGTCGGCTAGTGGAAATAAGTCAGTACACAGCCACCGGATCAAGATGTTTCTTGATGCGGTAGCAGAGCATAGTTTGGCAAAAAACGCCAAAAATGCCTAAATGTGTGGTTACCATTAGGTGAGACTTGCAACCCGGTAGTGGAAACTATCTCGTCTGAGCATGGTACATTGGATGTCTTTGCAATGGTTAAGCGAAGTGTGTTTGCGCGTCAGCAACCAAGATTCGATAACAATGTAAAGAACATAATGTCCCAGTATCTACGAGACAAGCCCCAACTATTGGAGAAGGTGCAGATTGCAACACAGACTTATGCTCGTACCCCCGCCAACTTTTCTATGGACAAGCCTCTGACGTTGTATGCCAGAGATTTGAAAGTGGGAAAGTGTGCTTTAGGGGCACGTGCATTGCGTGAGTATCTCTATAGGGTGATTGGTCCAACGTATGTGGTTGAAGACTTAAGTGAAGTTGTAGACACATACTTAGTTGAGTTTGAATCGTCACCAGGTTGGCCTTTTAACAAGCGTTGGCAGACTAGGCGTGCAATGCTAGCTGAAAACGGTTTGAAAATGGCCAAGGAGTGGTGGGATTCAGGAAAACAAGCTATTTGGACTGGTTGCTTGAAAGATGAACTTGTTAAGCGAACTAAGTTGTCTCAAGGGTTGGTTCGTTTTTTTGTTTGCTGTCCTCTCCCAGTACAATTGAAGGTAATGGCTTTTAGTACGGTGTTGAACTGGAAAATTTGCTTTGCCTCTTCAGAATTCAAATTCTGTACGTACATTGGAGTAAACCCTATGGATGGCGGCTGGAATCGGCTTTTTCAAGAGATGAGTCGAAGAGATGTTTTCTTTTCTCTCGATGAAACTGCGTATGATACGACTTTACACAGAAGGTTATTTGAAAGTGTATATCGTATTAGAAATCAATTACATGTCAATCCTGTGTCGGAAAGTGATTTGGAAAGAATCATATCCGAAATTGTTGACACAGTCATAGTAACCGAAGTGGGTGAACTGGTGCAGAAACACCAGGGAAACTCTAGTGGAAGCCCAAATACGATTCATGATAATTCTTTGATATTGATTATGTTGTACTTCCAAACCCATTTTGAGTTGTATCCTTCTGATTCTTTGGATGAATTTTTTCAGCATGTGTCTTTATTAGTCGTAGGGGATGATAACTTTTGTGGTGTGTCGAAAGACCGCCCACTGTTTACTTCATCCGCTGTAATGTCGACTATGCAAAGCTGGGGAATTGTACCACGTATAGAGTCTGAGTCTACAAGTCTAGTAGGAATGGAATTTGTTTCAAAGATAATATCAAAGGTGAATATTATGGGAATGTCGTTTTTCGTGCCAATTCCAAAGGAACCACGGTTTTTGGCTCATTTGCTAATGTCGACTCCGGGTGACAATATCTTGCTCTCTGCGTTTAAGGTCAATTCAATGGCCTCAGAATGTTGTTTTTCAGACGATCTGTGGAAAATGTGCGAATGCATACGCGAGCAGTATAGGATACGTTTACCGGAGTTACATGAGTTTGAGAGTGAAGACTTGGTGGTTAAGGGTTTTATGGCTGGTTTGGTTTCGAGACAGTACTGGCAAGAAAGGTTTACTGTGGGACAGTTTGAGCTGTGGCTTCAGAGTAAGACGATCCACAGAAAAAAGTTGTCTAGTGTAATGCCTAAGAAAAATGGAAAGAAGAAAAACATGGCCGCTCCCAAGCGTGCCAAAAAATCTCTACAGCCGAAGGCT